ACTAGGCTGATTAAGATTGGATCGTAACCTGCTAGGTTAGCATTAGCGCCAACACCGTTTACCTGGCCTGAAAAACCACCGCCAACTGCATTAGCTGGAGCTTCCCAAAGAACTTGTTTTTCTTCGATAAGTGCTTTTTCTTGATTCTCTAAAAGTACTGATGTTACGTACTTTTTATATGAATCTTTGATTTCTGGAAGATCAGGGTGGTCAACCACTGCATTCCATTTTTCTGTTAAGTTTTGCATTACTATTTCTCCTGAAGGAAATGTTGATTCTTGTTAATTAAATTTTTACTTTAAATGTTTAACTTTAGCTGTTCTTGAAAGTGCTTCCACATAATATTGCATATGTGCTGATACTGTCTTAGCTGCAGCTTCGCCGCCAGCTACCTGTACACTTTCTTCTAGCGCTTTTTCTGGGCTAGATGGAGCTGCATCAGGGAAGTAATTTTCTTTAACTACTTTAACTTTGCTTGTGAAAAGTTCTTCGTTATCGAATTCTACACCTTCTAAAAGTTTTGACATTTTTTCTGCATCTGTAGCAGTTAAGTCACGGCAAGCTTGTTCAATTACTCTATTACGTTTGATAGCATCTAACTCTGTTTTGAGTTCAATGTTCAAGTTAATAGTTTCGTCTAAGCGAGCTTTAGCCTCGTCGACTCGAGCGGACATATCTTCTAATACGTCAACACGGTCTTCTGGGACTTCAAAGTAATGTTCTTGGAAAAGATTTTTTAAACCAATCATAAAGTCTTCGGCAACTTCTGTGCGTAGACCTTGTTCCACTGCAACTTCATTGTCTTTCATCCATTGTTCTACAACATAATTTAGATATGAATCAACCTTTTCTACCAGACCTTCTTTGAGTTCTTCAAAATCGCTAGCATTTTGTTCTGCTAATTCAGCAGTAATGCTTTCGACTTCATTGTTTACACGAGCAATAACAGCAGCTTCGAATATAGCGCCTGCTTGTGTTTTAAATTCTTCGGATAAGTTAGCATCAGCAGCGAACACACTTTCAATGTCTTTACGTAAGTCTTCTAAACGCATGTCAATCTTGCGTGGTTCGATAACTATGTCTGCGTCTTCTAAACCTTCTAAGTCTTCTTCGGTAATAACTTCGTCATCACCGTCGGTTTCTTCAAAAGCTTTTACGCCCTGACCTGGTGTTGTTGGCTCAGCAAATGTACCATCAACTGCCTTGCCTGTAGCAGCAGTATATTCAGCTTTACGACTGTTGCCTTGCATGTGTTGTGGTTCTGAGTTACCTTTTTTAAGACTTGAATCCGGTGTTGTTGTGTTGGCGTTTTGTGGTTCAACTTGGTTGTAACTAGCATCTTGGCTAGAACCTTGTTTAACCTGAGCCTCAGCACCACCTTTCTTGAGAGTGTCATCGGCTTTTACAATTGCCTGACCACTGTGTGGATCAATCTCAGTATAAGTAGCCTTTTGGCTGCTACCTTGTTGTGCTTGTGCTTCGTCTGGTGCATTCAAACCAGCTGAAGCAGAAGCTTCGTTGATTTGCTGAGCTTTGGATTTTTTACCTTCCATGAGCTCGCGAATTTTTGTTTCTAATGACATTTTAAGGTCTCCTAAAACGGGGTTTCTATTATTTATAATTTCGGTTATTTTGATATTTGTTTTATGAAATTTTCAAATACCTGAATCTTTACTGCCTCAAGATCATTGCTTTTTGCGGCTCTGATAGCTGCTCGCGCAACATCATAATGACGCTCAACGAATCGACCTTCTACCATCATCCATTCTTTGCCTTCCATGATACCGCGTACAAACGCGTCTGGAGCACTGGGATCAGCTACAATATCAGCAGCTGTGGCTAGATAAAAATCGTCCTGAACTTCATTAACGCCTTCTTTATTCACTTTCAAACTACCCATTCCACGAGAACTAACACCTAATTGAGCGCCTTCGTCTATGAGATTCTTGACAATGCGACCCATGGGTGTTTCGGTCATGATCTTGGCACGACCAATGTAATTGTTACCATCTTCTTTGAGGCTAACAATCATATGACTTACACGATCAAGATTGATGCTTGGGCCGTCTGGATGACCTAATTCACCAAAAGCTCGTTTAGTGTTTACATATTCTTTAATATAACGCTGGACTTCTTTGTCCATGGTTTCTTTGCGATAAAGACGACCATTGCGGTTCTGTATTTCAGTCTGCAAAAAAGGTCCTTCGATGTAATAGGCTTTACCGCCTTCTTCTCGGGCCTCTTTGATGTACTGTATGTCCTGTACGGTTTCAGTAATGAGTTTCATTATTAAACTCCCTTATTAGATAATGGCTCTACATAACCATCTTTTTTATGTAGATTGAGTATGATCCAGCCAGGTGTATTAAATACAACTGTAATAGCTGTATGGCTACCTATGCCCATGCCTAGGCCTGAATAATCAACAGTGTCAGTTCCGCCAGCCAACACAGCTATGCTGCTGGCTCCGCGTGTTAGAGCAATTGTACCACTACCACTGCAGCAATAAATAAAACTTGAAATGTTTACCAATAAAGTACCGCTGGTAGTTTCATCTGACCGAACAAGTTCAGTAAGTGCAATGCTTGTTGTGTCAGCGGCAGTTGATCCAAATAAATGCACCACGTATTCCTGACGCGTGTTTTTTAAAATACTTTTCTGAACAGCCATTATTTGTCTCCTGCAACTTGGTGATTTAGAACATCATCAAACTCTTCATTGGCTTTGATCTTTTTAGCAATCTCATGACCCTTGGTTATGATACTTTTGGGTAAATCTGTTGCTGGACCTTTGCCCATGCCAGCTGCCTTTTTAGCTGCAGCCATGCCTATGGCATAGGGATTGTATTTTGCAGCTTCTCTAATCTGCTTGAACTTCGCCATGGTCGGCTCCCATTTGCTGTGCCATGTCTACTTTACGAGCATCTAGTGCATCAGTAATTTTTAAAGCTACTGCATCGTTAAAGTTTTCTTGTGCGTCAGCCTGATTATCGTTGATAATGTTATCTAACATTGATTTAATTAATTCACTCATTTAATTGCTCCAGTTTTTAATAACGTAATTTTATTTATCTCGGCATCTTCAACCATGGGATTGTCCGCATTATAGGGTTGAGGTGTTGCACCGCTGATACTACGAGTTACTGCAGCTGCCTGCTGAGCACCTGGTCCTGACTGAGACTGGGCCTGCAACTGTTGCTGTAATTCTGTATCATTTTCTAAATCTGTTTTTAACTTGTCAATTTCTTCTTCGGTCATGTGTAGTACGTCATTGTATACAAACTCACGACTAAAGTACGTTCCTACATAAGGGTTTATGGCATTCAACAAGTCACTTCTATTTCTCATGATCTCGGCCTGTTTAGACTCGGCTATGTAGGCGTCTTGTGTAAAGTCATAGTAGATTTCTTCTTTGATGCTGTCCCAGTCCTGCTCTGACATTACGCCCTTGAGCAATAACTGTGTACGTAATAGATCATCAAAGAGTTCGCCAAACTTCATTCTGAGTCGGCTAACAAACTTACTAAATTTTAATTCGTCTCTGGTTATTTCAGCCTGACGTCCAAAATTCATGCCATTGTCGCTTTTCATGCGGCTGGCTGGAACATTCAAGCACTGATATAACTTGTTTTGAAAGTAGTTTACGTCTTCGATCTGGCCTAGATTGGCTCCACCTTCTAGAGTGGTGATCTCTGTACCCTTGCCACCTTCACGACGCGGCATCCAAAAGTCTTCGAGCATGCTCAGCGTTTTCTTTTCATCACGAATTTCGCCTGTTGATGCGTCATAGGCAATTTTATTTCTATACTGATTCATTATGCTTTTAACATATTGCTCGGCCTTGGCCTTGGGTAAGTTACCCACATCAATATAGAATATACGGCGTTCTGGTGCACGAGTCATTCTATAAATGACCAGCGCGTCTTCGACCATTCTGAGCTGATTAACAACTTTTATGGCCTTGTGTAAATGACCCAATACCATGTTTTTGTCTAGGTCAATTAATCCACTGGTGCAAAGAGCTATGCTGTCTGGAGCAATTCTAATGCCCTGAGTAGCACTGGCAGTATTTGGCACCTGCGCTATGAGAGCTTTTTCGTTATACACAAAAAACTCTTCTATGTTAGCTATGAATTCTACACCGGTTGCAGGATCTTTTTTCTTGTTGACCTTGCGAACCTTTTTAATCTTGCGTGGATCTATGTAGCGTAATTCTACTATGCCCTGTTTGGGCTTGCTGACATCAACGATTTTATGGTAATAAACTCTGCCGTCTATGTACCAGCGTTTAAAGATGTCATGACTTTTACTATTAAAGTCCAGTAATTTTAATACACTATTAAACTCTTCCTCAATGGCCTTTTTAATATTGCTACTGAGTTCGGTCTTTTCTAAATTAATTTTTACTACTGCTTCGTCATCCTCAGCAGCTACTGCCTGGTTTATGATATCTTCGACTGCACTATCGCAGTCTGGATACATTGCTATGTCTCTGTAACGATTGATTAGATCGTTTTCGCTTTTAGCACTTTGATCAATGTCAAGGTACGTGCCGAAGAAGCCACTGGCATTAACGCTAGTAGCTCCATCGTCAGTTTGTGGTACTACAAAACTCTGAGCCGCTTTAGGTTCGGGCTTTTTA